TTCTTTGGTACTAATTATACTAATGCATCTACGGGAATTGTAACTGCTGAGATTGAATTAGAAAATCAATTTGTATATCAAACTAATGAAGCTTTAGTCTTTACTCAAGGTGGAGCTAATGATTGGAATATGAATACTAATGCAAGTGGATATTTCTTTGCAGCTAACTTAGACCAATATCGTGAAGGTGGAGGTTCGGGAAGAATACAAGGTATGCACTCATTGAGATTTGAGAATGATGGTACTTTAACAATATGGGATGAAGATGTGGATGTGTTAGTAGCAACCGCTAAGATGAGTCCAACGGTAGGTTCTAGTGTACATTTGTATCACGCTGTAAGAGCTAACAGAACTTATGCTCAAATACCTGTAATATCTAAGCAGTCATTGAGTCAAAGCAATCAGCCTAATGCAAATTACGTACCTGTAGTAGCAGACCAAACAGCTTCAGTAGAAGAGGCTCAGGTGTTAAATTTTCAAGTTGTATCTAGCGACAATATCGTTAATCAATTTGTTGAAGTAGATGCTCCAAGTTGGATGACAATGAATCAAAACAGTGGAGTGCTTAGTGGTACTGCTCCTTCATTCTTAGGAACTTCTGCAGATACTATTGTTGTAACTTGTAAGGCAGGTAATGCAATCGGTGGTAGTGTAGACTTTACAGTTACTATATCTGTAACTGAATCTGCTGCTTCATTCACTAATACAAAGTCTTTATCTTTTAATGGAACGAGTAGTCATCTTTCAGGTAACCCTACTTTAATGAATGCTATGGATAGAGCTACAAATGGAGATGGGAATGCTTGGAGTTTAAGTATGTGGTTTAAGCCAAGTACAAGCACAAGTACTCAAACGTTATTCAACTACGGTAAAGGTAGTGGAGTAAATGAAGGTGCTATTACTTTACATCAAACAGGCGGGAACAACCTTACACTTCAGTACGGTACTACTACTAACAAAATAGTTATTGCAGCTTTAAACTGTTTAACTGTAGGTGCTTGGAATCACTTAGTGGTGACTTTTGATGGTGGAACAACAGGTGTAAATCAAGCTGACCTTTCTAATTACTATAGTAGGTTCTCTATTGCAGTTGATGGTGTAGTTAAAACTCAGTACGGTTCTCATAGTAACTATGGGTATAGTGGAGTATTAAATGGTAATGACACAAGTGATAATATATTCAGAATAGGTAGAGATAACAATGTGTACAATAACTATTTTGATGGTGTGATTAATCAAGTGGCTATATGGAATAGTAATGAGAGTGCTAATTTAGCAGCAATCTATAACGGAGGTTCAACTCAAGATATGAGTTTATTATCTTCTGCTCCAAGTCATTTATATAATATTGAGACAAGTGTAACTGCTATTTCTGACAGCATAGGAAGTGCTAATTTAACTGGATATAATTTTACATCTAGTGACTTAGTAACAGATACACCATAACAAACTACAAGCCAGAGGTTTATTAAGTTAACCCTCTGGTTATTAGCGTTATAATGATTAAAACAAGACAGTAAGTATTAAAAGTAGTTATATTAATATAAACCAATAAGTATGAAAGCAACAGAAATCCTTAATAATGTGAAAGAGCTTTTAAATCTATCTAAGGTAGAGGCAAAAGTTGAAGAAATTGCAGTTGAAGAGTCAGTAGAATTATCTACAGAGGAAGTAACTGAAGAAATTAAAGAGGAAGTTAATGAAGTATTACTTGCTGAAGAAGAGGTAGCAGTACCATCAAAAGAGGTTACAGAAGTACCACCAATGATGTACGTAACACCTGAAGAATTATCAGCAGTTAAAACGGAATTACTTTCTATGATTAAAGCCTTAATCGAAGATAAGCCAATGGGAGACTTAAAAGAAGTTCCTCAAGAGTTATCAAAACAAGAAGAAATTGAATTATCTGAAGAAGCAGAAGAAGTTTTGCATTCACCAGAAAACTCAATAGAAACCAAAAAGAATTTGATGTCAAACCAAAATAGAAATATGACAACAGAACAAAGAGTTCATCAAATGTTATTTAACAACTAAAATTATAAAAATGGCTACTACTACAAACATTACTACTACTTATGCAGGTGAATCAGCAGGAAAATACATTTCTGCAGCTTTACTTACAGGTAACACAATTGCAAATGGAGGACTTACTGTTCGTCCAAATGTAAAATTCAAGGAAGTTGTAAAGAGATTAGAAATAGATGGAATCGTAAAAGATGGTTCTTGTGATTTCGCTGATACTTCAACTTTAACTCTTACTGAAAGAATTATTCAGCCAAAAGAATTACAAGTTAATTTAGAACTATGTAAGAAAGATTTCCGTTCAGATTGGGATGCAATCCAAATGGGTTACTCTGCTTTTGATAGCTTACCTTCTTCTTTCCAAGACTATATGATTTCTTATGTTGCTGCTAAAGTAGCTCAAAAGAATGAGAATACAATTTGGCAAGGTGCTGATGCTACCGATGGTGAGTACGATGGATTTGTTGCTTTATTAGCTGCTGATGGAAGTGCTGTTGCTGCTCAAACAATCGCTGGTATTGCTGGTGGTGTAAATGCTGCTAACGTAGTTGCTGAATTAGGAAAGATTGTAGATGCAGTTCCTTCTGCATTATACGGAAGAGAAGATTTACATATCTATGTTTCACAAAACATCTTTAGAGCATACAAGAGAAGTCTTGGTGGATTTGCTGCTGGAGGATTAGGTGCTGCTGGTGTAGGTTCAATGGGTAACAATCAAGACGTAAATATTTTATACTTTGATGGTGTAAAGATATTTATGGCAAATGGATTAGCAAACAATGTTGCTATATCTACAACTAAAGATAACTTATGGTTTGCTACAGGATTAATGTCTGACCAAAATGAAGTTAAGTTATTAGATATGAGCGATTTAGATGGTTCACAAAATGTACGTGTAATTATGCGATACACTGCTGCTGTACAGTACGGAGTAGTTGAAGATATCGTAACTTACGGAATATAATAAGAATTAAATAAATACAAAAAAGGGTAGATGGTTTTTCTATCTGCCCTTTTTTATTAACTAATAAATAAAAATAAAAAATATGGCTTGTGATATTAACTTAGGTAGACTAGAACCTTGTAAAGACAGCGTTGGAGGAATAACCGCAGTGTATTTCGTTAATTACGGTGATTTAGGAACTCTTGTTTACGATGCTACTGACACTGATGTAATTGATTCTGTTGGTACTGGTATAAACGCTTACAAATATGACGTTAGAGGAAACTCTTCGTACACAGAAAACATTCAATCAAGTAGAGAAAATGGTACTACTGCTTTTGAACAAGTATTAGAATTATCTCTAAAGAAAATAACTAAAGAAGACCAAAAGACAATTAAGTTGTTAGCTTTCGGAAGACCTCACGTAGTTGTTGAAGACAATAACGGAAATGCTTTTATAGCTGGGTTACTTCACGGTGCTGATGTATCTGGAGGTACTATTGTAACTGGTACTGCTATGTCAGATATGAGTGGATATACTTTAAGCTTTACAGGTATGGAGAAAACACCTTCAAACTTTATTGGTGTTGCTTCTGCTGGAAATACTGCTGCTGAAAACATTACTGCTGCTGGATTTACTATTGTTGCTGGAGTGTAATTATTAATTAATTTACTTTTATTAAGCCCTGCCTTTTTGGTGGGGCTTTCTTATTAATTAAAACAAAATATATTTTTTTAGTTATCATAGTATGTTAATACTACAACCAACAGCAGGAGAAAAAACAATAACAATCGCACCTAGAAGTGAGTATTACAGCTCATTTGAGGCAAGGGTATTGAACGATAATGGTATTTTTGAAACTTCTTATTGTTTCGGGGAGGTTGCAGCTCCAGATTACTCTATAAAATTAAGAAGAGATGGTGATGGTAAAGAGGAAACCGTAATAAGTACTTCTGTATATGGTGTTTCTAATTTTACAAAAATTGCGTTTTTACCAACAATACTGCAAGAAGACTCTACTTACTATATTGAAGTAACTAATAGTGGTAAATTATTTTATAGAGATAAAATATACGTTACATCTCAAACAAGTTCTGAAATGCTAGTAGAAAAACATACAATAGGTAACAATACCATATACAAGCCTTTTAGCGATTCAGACGATAATACATACATAATATAATGAGCATAAAAAAAGATAATAAACTAAATAAAGTTTATAAGGATAGTATTAGAGTTGTTAATATGTCTTCTTATCAAACACCTTCAATACAAGAAGTTCATAATAAAGATTGGGTTTCTTTTGGAGATAACAATGATTATTTTGATAACCTAATTGATAGGTATGTTGATAGCCCTACTAACGGTAGATGTATAAATGGTATTATTGATATGATTTACGGTAGAGGTTTAGAATCTACTAATTCAAATGTATTCCCTGCTGATTACATTAGGATGAAGAAATTACTTAGACCTAGAGAGGTTAAAAGACTTGTTAATGATTACAAGCTGTTAGGTCAGGGTGCTATGCAAATAACCTACAACAAATCTAAAACTAAGATATTAAAGGTTTCTCACTTTCCTATGGAAACACTTAGGGCTGAGAAAGCTGAAAAAGGAAAGATAAAAGCATATTACTACCATCCTAGTTGGAAAGACTTAAAATCATCTGACAGACCAAAAAGAATACCTTCATTTGGAAACGGTAGCAAATCAGAGTCTAACGAACTTT